CCAGACCTAAAGCTCTATCTCCCTCTAGGCCCATTGTCGATTGAAAGCGAGCAAGAGTGTTTCCAGCTTCAGCTGCGGTAACATCAAATGCGATAGCCATTTCAGCTGCTTCTTCAGCGAACTTAAGTAAATTATCGTCACCTTTGATACCTGAACGGCCAGCAGAAGCCACAATTTCCGCCATGCCGATTTGATTCATCCCAGTGCTAACAGCGAGGGCTTTCATCTTTTGCTGGAACGCAGCCTCTTGCTCTGCGCTTTCAAAATCTACCACCTTACGCACATCAATAAATGCGCTTTGGTAATCAACAGCTCGCTTGCCTGCTGCCGCTAACGGTGCAGCCGCGACAACCGTACCTACCGCTTGGCCAGCCAACTCTCCACGTTCTGCAGAGCGTGCTTGTTTACGCGCCTGAATAGCGTTCAGCTCTTTTAAAGACTGCTTTTGCTTATCAAGCGCAGCGGTTGCCGACTTAGTTTGTCTTGCTAGGCGCAATTGTTCTGCACCTAACGCATCCACATTCAAACCAGCCGAGGACAGTTGCTTGCGCAATTGACCGGCTTTCGCAGATTGTTCTGCGAACTGTTTAGAAACTTTATCGACTTGTCTGTCGGCACGACGCAGTTGATTATCAAGAGAACCAACTTGCTTAACCTGAGCAGCATAAGCCTTATCAAGCTGTCGAAGCTGCTGTTCCGCTTGTCTTAGTTCAGCTCTTTGAGCCTTGCTGACCTTTTCCGATTTTCCGGTTTCACTACGTAGGCCAGCCAACTTTACTCGAGCAGCTTCCAGCTCTTTCTCTTGACCTTTAAGAGCTGCTCGGTTTTGATTTAACTCGTGAGACAAACCTGCACTGGCGACTTTTGCCGCCTGCATTTCACCTCGCGTTTTCTGCAAGTTGGTCTGCATACCTTGATACTGACCGATTTGCTTTTGCTGAGATTCGAATTTCTTCAGCTCGTTATTCGCACTGGATGTATCAGTTTCCAGCTTACGAATAGTTTTTCCTGCAGCCGCTAACGGGGCAGATAGACGGTTTACACCGTCTAAAACAATGCTGAACTTCTGCTTATTGTCTGCCATTACTTAATTCCAAGTTTTGCTTTTGCTAAGCGATAACGACGCAGTGCGTTTTCATTGGTCCAGCCCAACATTTCTGATTCACTGATGTTGTACACAAGTGGGATAAGGTCAATCATTCTTTCGATGTCGGTTGGCGAAAGTAATCCGCCGGACGTGACAAAAAATCGGTGAGCCTGTTTTGCAAGAAAGTCCAATCTGGTGTGGTGAGCTGGCAAATCTGGTCGTGATTAAAGTCAGTACAACCAGCCGTAATAGTAAAGGTTCGCTCATCATCAGTTTTCTGAGCATTCATCGCTTTTGTTAAACGACCAGTCGGATATTTCAGCGCGTAGCTATCACAGTTCTCAAGAGGCTGAAGCAAGCGAGGATTCATGTCATCACCCACTGTCCATGGTTCATTACCACTCTTGAGCTCAAGCAAACGAGCAACAGTCACTGAATCTTGAGTCGTAAAAACATGATTCCAATATTCGATTGTTGTGATATCGGGTTGAGATAGCTCAAAGAAATCTGCCTCTTCTATGCCTGTCATTTTGAAAGAACGAAGATCTAATAACTTTTCAGCGTTAATTTTAACTTCGCCTTTTTCGTCTTTAATTGGGTTTTTCTGACCATCTTTCTCAGTCGCCAGTTCAACGAGTTCTGCGTCTTCTTCGTAACTAAGAGCGCGAATAACAACTTCGGTTTTACCAAAAGTAGGAACAAGAAGTGTGTGCGTCTTTTGAATTTTCATAGGGGCTTATCCAAAAAAGAGCCCTCGCATCAAACGAGGGCTTGTGGGTTTAACTTTCAGTTTACGGCTGACCAGTGTTGCGACGATGATTCACCATCACATCACCATCACCTAGGTCGTATTCGTCAGTAAGAGCGTTACATTGGTACTCAATCTTGCCATTGACGACCTTTTCAGCTTCATCCAAAGCAGCAAAAACAAGCTCACGAGATGACAATGCAGAATCGCCACCTGTCGCTTTTGCACCTGTTTCGGCAGCCGATTTAAGAATACCTTCCCAGTTGTGCTCAACTTTGTATTCAGTACCTCGGCCATCTTCCATTGAATCAAGAATGTTGACTGGCACCTTCTGGCCTTTATGCAAGCCGAGGTTAGCAACCAGCTCTGGTGTTGCCCCTTTTAGCGTAAACTTAGCGTCGGTCATGGCTTCCATACCCACCCAGACTTCACGCTTACCGAAACCACCACCTTCAATCGAAGCCATAACCTTTTCGATTTTAGGCTCTTGAAGCTCTGTAATTTCCAGCTTAACCGGAATACCGTTAATCAGCGCAGTGCGCTGAAGTAGGACCATATGTTGATGCATTACAAGATACTCCCTAGAAATTCGTCAACAATGCCATCATCCTCTTGGAGAACATAAATCATGTGTTCGTTTGGAGAATAACCAGCATATTGAATAGCAATCGCCCAACGACCACTCTTGTAATTTTCAGTACTGTTAAGAGTTGGATGAAGGAATACTTTACAACCCATCAGGGCTTCTTCAACAATCATTGCTTTGAGCATGCTGTTTATAGACTTAACTTTCTGATTCATAAAACGTTCAGTTAAGTTCTTAGCCATGTCGCGTTCTGATGTGGCAGCGAGTTTACGAATTATCGCGTATTCCAGACCTTTCTTGTTAACAAAGTCACCGTGAATGCAGCGGTTACCTTTTAGCTTGTGGCCTTCGCTGGTATCAACAAATACAGATACACCATTCTTCATCAGCAAATTTGCCTGAGAAGATTGGTCCATAATGTCGTAGTCGACTTGACGTGATAATGCCTGAATCAAAACACCACCTTTCGACGATGGACTCTCCCATGGAAGTACCTTACCAAAGCAAGTAGCCGCCATTGTTGAAGCAGCAACGATCACGTTACTTGATTGAGCTTTACTGTATATGTGCGGCCAGTTATCAACAAGATAATACGCTCCGTATCCTGTGTCTGGAGCACCTAGCGATCCTCTAAAATCAATCGCAGCTTTATCCGTTGTATTCGGAGCATCACCCACAGGAATCGCATACATACGCTTACCAATGGCAACCAGCTCATCCGCAACTGGCTTATTCGTCGAATAGCCTGGTGCAAAAATATGAGTCGGTTTCTCAGTGCATTCTGTCAGAGCATGAATGCCCGTTCGTTGGCCATCTGCTGCTGTACCACCAATAATCGCGTTGATAGTATCAGAGTCTTGAGCACCTTCTTCTTCAATCACAACATAAAGAGGTACCTTACAAACCTTAAGAACTTCGTTACAGAAATCAACTAAAGTCCCCAGTTCATCACCAGTAGTATCAAGCATCGCTGCATCACGCATATTAGAAACTCGAAAGGGCTTACTACGAGGAATGCTCCGATGGGCGTTTGGCGCAGTACCTACTGCACCAAGAACCGTTTTACCTAAAGGTCCGTAGGGGGCTGGTGATCGCTCTGAGCGGATTTCCGCACCGTTATGAACAAAATCTTGAATAGGGTCCATTATTTATCCTTTACCGCTTTAGTGGCGGATTTAACAGGCTCTACCTTTTTGGTTGAGCCCAATGTTAGGTCACGTGCTTCGCGAGCGGTAAGCTCAATCGTTTCGCCTTCTTTCACCCAATGCTGAGTGCGAGGATGACGGAACCCAAACAGCACATTGTGAAGCGTTGTTTTCTTCTGTTCCATAGGTTTTCCTAGTAAAAAAAAACCTGCTGAGTTAGCAGGCTTTAGTTAAGTTTTAGGGGGTTAAGTTTGAGGGGTTTCAGGTAAAGGATGGTCTTGTTTCATCTTCTCAGTCGCCGCATCCGCTTGCTTGAAATACTCATTAGCAAGCGCGGTTTCACCTGCTCTTTCTTTTCGTAACGCTTCAAGCTCTAACGGGTTAATGAGCGTCGTGTAAATCTCACGACGAAGAGAATCAACCTCATTGTATTTAGCAATATATTTATTGCTTTCATTCGTAACCCACTTACCATCAATTCGCTCATCAAATTCAGTTAGCGGCTTATCAGGTGTGAAGCCCTCTTTGATTGAGCCTAGTTCGGAGACAACTTCCGATTTAGTGCAATCCGATTCATCATAGATCGTCGTGCCTCGATGGTCTTCGATATATTCCGAATCAATCGGTTTACCAGAATCATCAAAAACAGCAACAACCGCAAAGCCTTGCTTTGGTTGTAATGGTTGTTCTGTCATTGCATTGCGTGGAATATTCCACTTAGACTGAGCGTCATATTCGCCCATAATCTCTTTAGATAATGAGTCGATCATCCAGTATTTCATTGTTACACCTCGATTAGAATCGGAAAGGCTAAGTTACGTGGTCGAGAAGTGCCACCGCCCCACCCATTAGTATGCATAAAGTCATTGCTTGTACCGTTATGACCAGTCCAAACACCTCGAATGTTGTTGTAATCTGAGTAGAGAGCGTTGTCGAGACCTGCGGAAATTCTTATCCCATCACTATTATTTTGATTATTTGCTTCAATACCCATCACATGACCTTCATATCTGTCATTGATAATCTGAGCAGATCCCTTTTGCCAGCTTGCAAAGGTACGATTAGGGTCGATTCCTCTGCCTTGGTCTAGGACTCGAAAGAACTCACCTCCCGTCTCTGGAAAGTTAATCATTCCAGTTTCGGAATTAACAAACTCGGGGAGTGCAGCAGCTAATCGCCAAAATACAGCGACGGGCACAGAGTTCCCTAGAACATTCAAAGTGCCTTCAGGAAACGTCATCGACATCCAAGGGAAAAGCGGCGTTCCTGTTCGAGCTTTTTTGTATGGCGACCAATAGAAAGGTTTTGTATCGTCAGTCCAGCCAGATTGGCGGTTCACGTCATTAAGTGGATTTTTACCTGCCAATGATTCGACATTTGAATACCATTGCCAATAACTCAATTCACCAGTTTGGTCTTTTGTGTAACAAATCTCCCCTGTTTTGTACTTTCGGGTTGCGTCATAAGGCAAGAACTGACTCAATGCCATATGTTCTTTTACCGCATTAGATAAATCAGTCGGTGTCGCAAACTGAACTGAAGGATCAATTTTCGCTTCGATAACCGAAGCATTACCCGGTATGAACTTCAAGCGAATCGTATAACTTTTTGCTGAACCCTCTTCAAGAACAGGTTTGTAGTCACCGGGATGACGAGCGTAGCAATATAAATCACCATTTTCATCGGTAACTTTCACGCCAGCTTCTCTAATAGTAAAACCACCATCGTCGGCTGGTATTTCTGCTCGAGCTACCCAAATGGTTGGGTCTTTGTCATCCAACTCTATCGTCACTGGATAGTGGCGAATTTGATTAATAAGTTTAGTTTGGTCAGCTGGATTGCTTGAATCTGGCAACTCTCCGTCACCTACGACCAACTTAGCAAAATCAACCTTTGTCCCTTGCTGATTAGCTAACGCTTCAAGACCGAAGCCCGTATGCGTTACATAGGTGCGATATCTATTTGTATTCTGTGTCATTGATTGCAGGCTCCGATGTTGCTATTAATCTGATGTGGTTATAAACACCAATGTTAGGTGCTCCTTCGCTGATAAACTCTTCTGGAACATACGGCTCCGATGTTGCTATTGATCTGATGTGGTTATAAGCACCAATGTTAGATGCTGCTTCGCTGGTAAACCCTTCTGGAACATACGGCTCCGATGTTGCTATTAATCTGATGTGGTTATAAACACCAATGTTAGGTGCTCCTTCGCTGGTAAACCCTTCTGGAACATACGGATCCGAAGTCATGGTGATACCTATTTCTGTTGTGACAACAACATAAAGTTCACAGGAAGACTGGCGAGATATGTTGATACTCACATCATCACGTTCTGACTTGTACGTTCTTACTCGGGCATCCACACGTTGGCTAGATTCGTCTGTTAACGGCTTACCTTGCAAAAAAGCTTCCACTTGTAATGTGTAAGGTTTATCGCTCTTAATGACCGTAGAATCAAAACCAAGCGCATTCAACGATGATCGGATGCCATATCGGGTACCAGACTTCATTAAAAGTCGGTAGGAACCATCAGTGGTTTCCCGTTTAAACTCTTCATCGTCAGTGTCATACCAATCTACAACGCCACGCTCACCTGCTAGTGCTGGTAAGAATTGAACAGGCGTTTCCAGTGCATTAAGCAGCTTTGGGTATGGTGGTTTTAACTCGTTGAGAGAGTCTCTGAATGCAAGACGAATTGCTTTTTCTAGTGGTTGGGCATTATCAGCAAAATCATGTTTAGAATTATGCTGAGTCATACTCTACATCCACCGTAATATTGGTGCAGTAAGGTGCTTGGTGAATGTCACAAACTACCCCTTCTGCAGGAATGTTGCTTACTACTTTGGTTACCCCGTAGTAACCATGGCCAATAAACTTAACCATGGACTCTTCCACCTTGCCTTTAAGTTGGTGAACAGAGTCAGCGTATTTCTGCAAGGACTCTTTAATCTTATCCTTGTCGACGATACCCATTGGTGTATTCGTTGCGTAAAGCGTAACAACATGCTGGTACTCAACTATCTCTGCTGAGTGAACATAGAGCTCGTCAGTTTCTTGGATAATATCGTCACGACCAGCAATGTAGGATTTAACTTCATCCTGAAGCCCTTGACTCGCTTCTCCTCTGTCGTTTTCACGACTGAGCACCCACATGTCAATCTTTCCTTGTTTATCGCCCTCAGCCGTTAAACGCGCTTTTAATCGCACATCTTTAACTTTTGATGTGCTCGCATCTGTTGGAAATTCATGGCGCAAGATAACCACATTTGGCTCTGGCTTTTCGACCGTAATCTTCGGGCGTTCGTGCAAAGTCATAGCATGAAAGCGATAGCCGAGATTTGTGCCTGCCGTTGATAAGCCAAATGGCGCTAGCATGTAACGCTGCAGCGCATCTTCGTCTGACTCCATCACAGGCTCAACTGGTGGGTAAGCATTCGGGTCTCCAACTTTTATCACTTGCCGCTTTAAACCAAGGTCAGCAAGTTTAGCATCCAGATTTGAGCCTTTAGACCAGTAAGCAAGCATCTGTGTGGCTTTATAGTTTTCGCTACGGATATAGTCACGCAGCGTCCTTACCGCACCTTCCGTTATGATCGTGCCGAGTTCGAAAGGGTTTTGTAAGGTTTGCTCTACTGCCTCGACCAACTCAGGCTTAATCACTTTCAAATGTTCAATAATTCGAGACTTGAACTCTGCTAACTGAACATCATAAGCAGGCATAACAAACGCTTCTGGTTGTTCCAACTTATCATTTTGAATATCAAACATTCATTGGTACCTCAAACTTCACTGGAGCGCCTTTATATTTGCCTTTCACAGCAATAGAAACGCCTGTTTTCGTTCGACTGGCTAAGCATTGCTCAATCTCGAACTCTTCATTCATCAAGTTATTCTTGTCACTGACAGAGCGAATAACTTCCGCTTGAAGTGTCACTAACATCGTGTCGCCAGCATTTTCATCCGCGTAATTACGAGCCTTGCTCCCTCTTTTTCTATGTCTAAATCGACTCGCAAGAGGTGTGGTAATCATTCTGGCAAAGCGCAGCTTAAATTGCTCAAAGCCACTGATTGTCGTTCCGGTTGGGCCCATTCCAATCATGGTCACTGCTCTTGTTGTGGTGTGCTTGTTGGTGCGCCAGATTCTGGTGATGAATGTTTATGTCCATTGTAGATATTTCTATCTTTACGCATGGTCCGAACTTGGTCTTTAACATCACCTGTTCCTTCGACCAACTCGGTATCAAGTATGATCTTTTTTGGCGCTTTGATAGTGATAGTTTCAGCTTTACTATCCCAAAGAAAAGCTAACGGGCCAAACTGAGTTATAGCCTGCTTATCGTTTTTTATCGGGAAAGGAAATTTTTCTCCCTCCCAGCCACACAGAGCAAGATAATTACTAGAAACGCCAGAGCTTATATCCAATAGGAGCGCAAGCTCTCCATGGCTAGGACAACGATATTGATTCATCTCGCCACTAGCTAACGTAAACCACTTGATAAACTTGGTTTCGTTCTTACCATGACGAACTTTAATTCGAGTTTTCGATTCATTTGTTGCGACTACAGTGCCAAACCGAATCATCTGATTGATCCGACGCTTGAGCTCTTCGATATCACCTGACATTTCGACTAGCTGTTCTGCTAGTGAATGCGTCTTGTTCTGAATAAGCTGTTCAACAACTTCTCTACTAACCATTCGCGTTCAACTCTTCGTAGCTGCCACCGTCATCAATGTTTTCATTGGTAGCGATATAGATGGAATCCCGAACTTCACCTTCTTCCATTGGTGAACCATAGATAACTTTTTGAACAAAGGTGACACACCAGCCTTCATAGCCAGTATCACCATTCGCAAACATCGATGGCATACGATCAACGTTTTCTGGCTTTTCGACACTTTCAGAATGAAGACCCCAACGCCAACGGGGTACTCGCCCGTTCTTTGGTCCTAAGTCCAAGACGATTTGGTCACGAATACCAAACGAACAATCATTCGCATGTTTAGAAGAGTACGGTACTGAATTAGGAAAAACGGCATGAATAGTGACGTCTAGGTCTTCATAAATTCGACCATCACGATAGGTGTTCGTACCCTTGGCTTTAAGCACTTCAACAAATGCTGTACGTTGCTTAATTTCGATACGACCAAACTCTGCATAATCGACGACTTTAAAAGGCTGTTCATGTTCGTTTTCGTCTTTCCAGACAAGCAAGTTTTCCAGCGTTGCTTTGAGCGCATCTGTATATTCACTTGGTAGAAAGACCACGTTTTGAGAGCTCAAAATTTAACTCCTGATCAAATAGAACTAAGAAACGCTCATTCGTTCGACGCTCAAAGCTTTCGAGTATGTAAGTAGCCGGTTCTTCAATATCCAAACCCAAGCGCTGAACAGGAAAACGACCCATCAGTTCTTCATCACGAATAGAGTTAGGATTATAACCTTGGTGGTGACGACGATAGACCGTATGACCTTCGCGCTGGTTGCGTGATGCTCGAATATAAACAAACGGCTTATCACCATAGATGGTTGTATAAAATGCACCGTCATACTGACGACCACCGACCCGAACACCGAATGAGTTCTGCCGAGGCTGACCAGCCGCTTCAATCTCTATCGGAGCCAAACCAAACCAAATCGATGTAGACCCAAAACTCTTGTCAGTAAAAATTTTTATCCGGTCTCGAATACGCTTTGTGTTTTTCAATTTGAGTGCGACTTTCAACTCTCTAGCTGAGTGATAAGCCAACCATCTGGCCGTTTTCGTAATGGCCCGAGAAAGCGCAATATCAACGACATTATCCAATGTTTTAAGCTGCTGCTTTACCTGAAAGGCAATGCTACTCAAATTGAGATGGTACGGACGCGCTGCAGTTTGAACTCGTCGTTCTGTCGGAACAAAGCCTTGATCAGCCAGTTCGAATAAACCCGCCATGATTCGCCCCTTTACCATGTGTGGTATAAATGACTAACTGTAAAATGCTAGTCGTTGCATCTGGGTAATAGACGTCGTAGACCGTTCTCTTGCCTATTGGCGTTTCAACTGTCGCACCCTCAACCAGTGAGTCATCTACTCTCTGGTTTAGAACAGTCAGCGCACCCTGTTCACAAATAATCGGTGAGTTACTCTTTTTACTGCTGGTTGGTTTAACTTCCAGCACTGAATCAAAGATCGCTTTCAGATCTAAACTTGCACCGCTTTTTAACTGCAGCGTAAATTGAGATGCGAAAGTGTTCTCTACAACTTGGTCGGCCTTTTCCAGCGCCTGATCAAAAATCGAATCTAGGTTCATTACATCACCAATAAAAAAGGCGCGATTTTCGCACCTTTTATGTTTAAACAACGAAATGTTAAGCAGTAATAAAAGCAGCAACACCAGCTTCTACCGCTGCCATGGCTTCACTTTCTTCAACATACTTTTCTTCGTCTTTCTTTAGAATAACTCGCTCGCCATTCGACTGTAGCTGCAATGTTTGGTATGCCTTAATCAGCACATCGCCTTTTTCATTACCTGCTACTTCAACAGCCTTATCTTCGACGATTGCTCCATCTAATAGGTCTGTAAATTTAACTAAACCAACTTCTTTTCCGCTAGGAACTTCAATAGTTTCTGATGGTTTTTCAGGATTAATCGTGCCGTCTGTATTACCACCTTCACCGTCGCCATTTTCAGAAGTTTCAGGTGAATCATCATCTTGAAGATACATAAGCATCTCCTCTAATTCAGCGATAGTTGAATTGGTTTTATACGAAACTTCGACTCCTTTTTGCTGGCAAAGGCTGTCGATTTGTTCTTTAAGTGCTTTTACTTGAGACATGTAACTCTCCAAAAAATAAGCCATGGACGAATCCATGACTTAGCTTAAGTTATTAGTCGTTAACTTTAACCACAACAAAGTTATTAACTACGTTAGCAGGCAAGAACATCGCTGGTGCTGATTGCGTCTGCGTATATTCACTTGATGGATCACCATCTTCTTCCCAGTTACGAGGATAACGAGAAGCTACATGCATACCTTCTTTAACCGCTTTACGGTCTTGAATAACAGCATACAAACGAAGACCTTCCAAGCTTGTGTGACCCATGACCAAGGTATTTTCTGGTTGGTAGTATTTCTTCGAACCACCTTCTTCCTTGTATTCACCGCTGTAAACGATGATATCAATACCAGAACCAGTCTGACCTTTGTAAGACACTGCTGCGCCAAGATCTTTTAAGCCGATTTCCAGAGAAGTGTTCGAGCCACTGGTTGTCTTATTTCGTTCTTGAATCACTTTGAAAGAACGATATGACGCATAAGTCGCTTTATCCATGATGATAACGTTGATAGCGCCATCCGACTCTTCAGCCCACTTTTCAATATCATCATCTGGGTTGTATGTTGCAATGTCTTGTTTCTTCCACATCGCAGCACCAATCAAGGTAATATGGTTATCTGAACGACGACCCATATCAATAACCAGCTCAGGATGATCATCACTCGTGGCAACGATTCGACCTGTGGTCACCGCTTCGACAGCTTGATACTCTTCCAACTGTCGAATGGCTTTCTCTTCTTTCGCCATATTGTCCATAATGACGGCCTGATAACGCTCATCTGGACCTAAGTTAGAGTTGATCTGAGATTCACTTGGTAGGCGTTTTAGCACTCGGTCCAATTCAACTTCATGTTTAGGTTTTACATATGGCGGAGTGATAGAGCGCGTTTGAAAACCTTCAGCTTCAATGATGCGACCTTTCACCTTTGGAGCACAATACAGTGCCATCGGTGTGTCGGCAGGGATCTCATCGAGAAGAATGGTCTTCTTATCGAAAGTGAAGATGTGTGGGAAAAACAGCATCAGATAAAGCTCTGACGATTTAATTGTTGTTTTCTCCACTGCACCTAAAAGTTCAATAGGTTCGTACATGACTAATCCTTATAACGAAAACAGGCGCTACGATATGCAGCGCCTGTTTGATAAATTGATTTAAAGTAAGAGCAGCGTTGGATTAAACAAACACTGAAATTGGTGAGCCAACAAATGCAACAAGCTTGTCAGCATCGGTGGTGCCGTCTGGCCACTTAATTGCAGAAGCGTTGATAGAGCCTGATTTGTAGAGGGGCACATTCGCTACATCAGAAGCCGATGCATCAACTGCCTTTACTGTTAGGAACTTAGCTGTCCCTGCTGAGCCATCCCAAGGTTTCAGCTTTTTATTAACAGTATCAAGCATCAGTGGTGAATGCTCAGCAATAAGTTTGCTTTGTGCCACAGTACCTTGAGCAAACTGCAGTGCTTCATCTTTAGCTTTGAAATTGGTCGGTGTGTATGAATCGACAATCATTATTAACCTCGATATGAGCTGGCCAGCTTATCAATTCGCTGGGCTTGTTCGTCTTTCTGATCATCGACTTCACTGGATTGTAAAGCCGACCCTGTTTCTTTTCCAATCGCTGCTAATGCTTGTGCTGCTGCATCTTCAGTATCTTCTTCTTCAGGCTGAGTCTGAGCAGTTGGGGAGGATTCAAGAATTTCTTTAGCTGCTTCCACCGAAATGGATGGCTGAGCAGCCAGTTTTGTAGCAAGTTCTTCACGACCTTTAGCTTCAGGCAATCCCATGATGCCCGTTACACGAGTTCGTTCAGCAGCTACCGCTTCATCAATCTGAGACTGAGAAGCTTGTGTTTCTTCTTTTTCAGGGTCCATAGCGGTGGTTTCTCCTAAAGTGATAATTTTCCCCGAGCTAGCGAGGTGTTCGTTAAATTCATCTTCGATGTAATGTGGTGAAACCACTTCATCAAGTAAGCCAATTTCAACTGATTCATCTGACTGATAGATTTCAGCTTCAGTCTTTATAACTGCATCAAGCGACATGCCTGTACCCGTTGCGACCACGGTCGCAAACTCATTTCTCATCTTGTCGACTTTAGCTTGATACTTAGCTCGTACATTAGCTGGCATTTCACTGTAAGGGTCACCATCAGCCTTACACTTTCCTGAGAAAATGTAGTCAACCTTAATTCCCATTTCTTTCAGATAGTCACTATAGTCAAGGCGAGGAATGATCACACCGACACTACCTTGCTGACTTGACTGAGTGCCTAAACGTCGAGTTCCCTGAGCAGCTAGCCATTGTGCTGCTGATAAATTCATATCAACGGACAAAGACCAAACAGGCATGATTTCAGCCAGAGAACGAATAAGGTCTGCAGTATCAGCACACCCGAAAACAGTACCACCCGGGGAGTGGTACTTAATGAGCGTTCCTTTGACATCCTTATGATTTGACTTGGCTGAGGCAATGATTGCCTTGATTTTGTTTTGAATGACGGGATAACCCGTTGCGTAACTTCCAGACCAGTTGTAGTTGTGTAGTAGAACGCCTCTGACGTTGATTACTGCCACACTTCCAACAAGTTCATAAGGGCGATATTTTTCAATATTGCTGCTAATACCAGTTCGAACGGCCATTTCTGCCATATCAATTTTGGTTTTACTGGTTTGTTCCGTTTTAGCACTAAAAATGAGGTTTGGAAGATGAATATGAGCGTCGTGTATGAGGCTCAATTGTTGATCAAACGGTTGTAAAAATTCCATTAAGCCGCCTCTTTAAGCTCTTCATTATTAACTTCTTCAGGCATCCAAATGGCTTTTGGCAAGTTCTCTTTCTTACGTTCTTCCATTTCTCTTTTTTGCTGCTTGAAGATTTCAACATAGTCATGACCCATTTTCGCAAGTTCAATTTCGTAGGTACTTAATCCATACTCAATTTTCATGATCGCTTCACGAACTTCTTTGAGGCCATCAATCGCCATGCGACCAGAACCAATCCACTCACAACGACACCATGCTTCGCGCATTTCCCAAAAATTAAAGCGAGCTTTATTCGGCAGCTTGATCCAGCCGCGAATAATCGCTTCTTCAAGGAAAAGTTCAAAAATTTGATTAGCAAGTCGATTAGCAATAAGACGACGTCGCCCCATGGTGTAACGCCAGCTGTTATTAGCCGACGCTCTTGCAGTTGAGTAGGATAACTGTTGATAGTTATGACTTAACTCTTCATAACTGTATCCAGTACCAGCTGAAATATAACGCATTAAGCTTTGCTCTAACTGAGAAAAACCATTATCAGCGTTAGCTGGACTCATAAGTTTTAGTCGGTCACCGGGGAAAAGATGAGGTACCTTAACACCACCTAGTTTGATGTTATTACCTGCATAATAATCCCCATACATACCCAAGACTTTCTCTAGCGGTGAATCATTTTGTTCACTACCAGCAGCACCTGCTATGTACTCAAATGCCTGCTCGGAGTCGAGCTCAGACTCAATCGTCGCAGCATACATTGCACCAACAATTGCATTTTGAAGCTTTGTGTTTTGCAGCGTGTCGAGCATTTTCATTTGATCCATCACTGCTAGGAATTCGTTAGCACCCCTTGTTTGGTCCGGTTCACGAGGTTCAAATATGTGAATCATTCCACGTCGACCGCCTTTAAGGTAGCGCGGTATACGTCGCCAGTTAGTAGGACGGTTATAACGATCACCACCAACTGCAATATGGTAATGAGTGGCGGCATTACTCGCTGTAACCTCGATGCCAGCTCTCAATTTTTCTGTATCGGACTTTCCTTGTGGGTTACTTAATCGCTTAGGTGATACCAGTTTGATTGCTGTGTGAAAATCTCGGTTATTCTCATTGAGCCACTCTGGTTTACCAAGAATTTCACCACTCGTACAGTGCATCTCAACACCTGCACGAATCATCATTGTGAAGGTTCTCTTACCTTCAGCATCAAGAAGACATCGCTCACTGTCTGCAATCATGGCAAACAAGGCTTCAACATCCTTTACTAATTCTTGATCTTCCTTAATGCCAAGAACTCGCCAATTGGGTTTCCAACTTAGCCTGAAATTCTCACCAACAATATGGTCAAGGTGAAGCTGAACAGCGTTTTTGGCAATACCGTTATTTCTAACCAAATCATCAGAACGAGCCTGTGCACGCTTTAGATGAGGCAAAAGAGCAGCATCTGCTGATAAATTAGGGGCATTCCAATTTGCTAACTGATTTCCGTAACCACGACCTGCACCAGTATAACCACCATGACTATTATTCCCGACGTATGCTCTGAGGGATGTTGTTCCATCTGGAGCTAGCAGTTCTTGTGTCATAGATAAACCCCTGCTGGCCTACGACGTCTTGTCGTCATGCCTAATTCCACTTTAAGCTGTTCAATATACGCTTTCAGCTTATCTGCATCAGCGCGGCAAAATTCAACTTCTCGACCGTCTTTCTTAACTCTGACCGTCGCCATTCCTGTCATTAAATTGTGATAGGCTTGTTCAGCCTCTTTTAAGAGGGTTTGCTTATCCAACATTACTCATTCCCTCCAAGTGCCTCAGCAAGCTCTTTCATTGACTTGCCCTGTTTGGTTTCTGGTTTTAACTCGGTATCTAAATCGAAAAAGAATCGATCGACACAAATTCGCATTGCTACATAGGCATAAACCCAACAGTCCAACGCTTCATCAAAAGTGTACGATTTATGCCACCGCCAAACTTGACGACTTTGAACGGTTTCAAGTTTCTTATTGGCTGAGCAAAGTTGCTTGAAGTACTCATCTCCACACACTGAATCATCAGCAGGGAAGTGAATGTAGCCCGGGTTAATGGTTTCTGAACTGTCAAACGACAATTTAAGTCTGCTGTATAAGAGAGCTTTAGCGTTATCAGTACCAACCGTTGTTAAGTAGACCTTTTTGTCATTCTTCTTTTTAGGCATGTTTGCTATAGGCTTGCCGTACTTATTCGCACCTTGTAACGGTATGACTCGCAAAGGTCCGTGTTTACGGCTCATTGCATAGACATCATCCGTCTTATGACCCATAGCATCCCAACCAAAGCGAGGGACGGTCATAGTCACACCGTCGGTGCGCTTAAATGTCAAAGAGAAAAAATAGTCTTGAACTGCTTTTTTGGTCGCATCATTAGAGAGATCACCGTGAACAACAATATGGTCAACCAGCCAACATTCTTCACCTGGTCCCCAAGCCCAAAAAGACCCTTCTATCCGGTCATCCTGCGTATCCATCCCACAGGTGACGAGAACCGCTTGTGCAGGTACCGGATTCTTTCTACGTTCACCTATCCACCAAACGCTACTATTTGTGCGCTTGATTAGCTCCCAATCAGGACGGTCTTTATTTTCACCTTCCCAAAGCTCACCCAAGATCAGATTAATAAACGTTTTAAGCTGAGATGGGTCTTTATGCTTATTCAAAAACTCTCGAACTAAGCCAACCCAACCATCTGTCATTTTCGGGTTATAAGCAGCCCAGCAATGAATTCCGACGTTGACCGGAATTGGCACAGGATTGTTATCAGCATCAAAGAAAGACAGGCCATCTTTGGTCCAAGTCATATCCTCTGCCATCCATCGACCAGCTAACTCCATTTTCATGAGGTCACGGAAATAGATAGCTTGCTCACATCCAATACAGCAATAATGCGCTGTTTTGGCTTTAGCTTCGTTAGTTGTTTTTGATGTATCCCACTTAAATCCGTGTTTTACATCTTTGCCGCCCCACTCTAATACCTGCTCATGGCCACAATGAGGACAGGGTAAATAAAAACGAAAAGTCAGTTCTGCTGACTTCATTAATTTTTCAACGTGGGACTCACCTGCATTTGTAGGTGTCGTTCCCCAACGTTCCATTGGAAAGGCTGCGCCCTCTAAACGAGTTTTGGCGAGAGCTATTGGGTCACCTTCTTTGCCGAGTTCCCAATCCCAGCCGTCGATCTCATCACCACAAAGCAACGCTTTGGTAATACGACGCATATTCTTAGGAGTACCAGCTCCTAAAATATCCAGTGTCCAACCAGCACCGACTTTCTTTTTTGTCGTATTGTTCTGGTCTTTAGCGAATAGGAAAGGAAATATACGCCTCATTATTGGCATTTCTTCCCACGCACCATCTATCTCATCAATGGTGAAGTTCTTCGCATCATCATCTGTAGGTTGGTAGATAACCGTATTGGTTTTGTACTGGTGCAGCATACAGCTCACCATGGCGATCAACATTTTTGACCAACCGATACGAGCTGATTTTTGGAAAACCAAGCGTCTGATTGCTCGATTACACATCATGTTGAGAATCGCGACCTGAAAAGGCAGCGTCTCCCACTGACCTTCTTCTTGAGAAGAACCTGATGCTAACTTGTAATATTTATTCGCCCACTCTGTTCCAGTCAGAGGAAGAACCTTCTTCAAGCCCTGCAATCCACGCTGGCATGCTTTCTGGATCGCCATCAAAGTAGTCTGAGAGATCTGGTCGAACATCGGCACACTCATTTGAGGCTTTAATAATTTCTTCTTCGAGTTTTTCAACAGCTTCTGGTGGCATGTCTGGCCATACTGTTTTCAACTTAGGGAGCAGGCCATCAAGCCTTGAATTGACTCGCGAACTGAGTTGAACCAGCGTTTCCACTATCAACTCTATAGGGGCGTAAGATTTTTCAAAAAGAACACGCTTGGCTTTTTTCATCGCCACACTTTCGCGTTTATCTTCAATCTTTAATCGAAGCTCTTCACGTTCCAGTTGTTTTTCTTCTGACAGTTCCTCTCCGTCCTCCCCAACTTCCGGTTCAGAACTTTGAGTTTTATCTCTTGATTTATAAGTGATGTACGCATGATTACATGCGAGTGGGTTCATGCCGTCACGCCCTTTGGCTGCAGGCAGAATCCCTTGTTGTATAAGGTTTCGAACTTGCCTTTCAGAAATGCCAAGGAGCTTCGCTATATCCGACTGCGTGAACTTCTTGTCGGTGTTGAATAGGTTGCTCATTCATGGTTAAAAACCGGAAACCGGAAACCTCCAAAATTAAAAAAAATTTTAACGAGCGAGGCACTGCGCGTTAACACACCCGTAGTACCGCAAGTAGCCCAAAAGGACCCATCAGGATACCTCTGTAACTTCAATGTCACGTGAAGCTTGGATAGCTTTAATCACAGCCTCTTCTAAAAGCTCCTTGGCTTCTTTCATAAGTTGAGGATTCGACGTTGGCTGATTGGCCATAAGAGATTCAAGAGCGTTAGCTTGTGAACTAATGACACTTTGGAAATAAATTTGAGTCTGATTCATACCGACCTCGTAATTGAATTATTGCTAAGAACTATCAGAGAAAGCACTTAGCAATAAAGCGTCGAATGGCTATGCACAATCCAATGCGCCACCTACACAGCTATCGACTTTTCATTGTATGGCTCGGGTTTGTAACAGTCCGGTGGATTGACCAAGCTGTTACTGTCGTGAGATTGATTTCCGTGACGAATCCAGTCTGCCCGTTCAGTTGTCGTCACCCGCCCGCTAGGGAGTTTAATTGTCCATAACTAGCCCTCTTGTTTTTGTACCACTTTTTAATCTTGTCGAACTTCTTCGCGCAAACTGACATCGCTGTCTGCCATGTTAAGTC